CCATATAGTAGCTCTGTAGTAGTATCATCTAGCATATACCTTAGAGCCTCCTTTTGCTTAGCCGTTAAATCTGGGCTTATATTAATCATCTCCTTTTGCGAATAAATAGGCAGTATATGAAGTATAGTAGACTAGTCATCTAGGTTTATATTAATACTAATCTTCTCTCCTTTAGAAGTTATATCAGTTTCCTGCCTCTCAATATAACCCCTGCTCTTAGCTCTAGTCTTTAAGTAGAATAATATAGCTACTGGGCTATCCTCATTTATTAACTTCTGGAGCTTACTCTCAGCATTATCTATAAGGCTCTCTTGTATATCCTCTACTATAGCCTTAAAGCCATCATCCTCTAGCCAGTTATAATAAGTACCTCTATTAATATTAAAAGCCTTACAAGTGCTAGAAACATTACCAGCATTCTTAGCTAGTAATACTAGAAATTTCTCCTTATTTTTATCTGAGTACATAATATCCTTTTTTATAGTGTTGATTTCGTTTAATCTTTATCTACTAATAAATATAATTAATAACTACTTATTTATCCATAATAATCAGCTCCTCCAGTATATGCTACTTTACTATGCTTATTCTCTTGGTACTTCATATCCTCTCCTACTGGTATTCTCTTAAATCCGAATTGCATATAATACCCTAAATCCTCAGATATTATCTCAGGTAATTTAATTGACTTCCTTACTAACTTCTCTTTAGGTTTGCCAGTATATCTTAGCTCATATCCTCCATTTAATCTTCTACTCATTTTATTATATTTATAAGTTTATTACTATCCTTATCCTTTATATTATTTAATTTATCTATCTCAAAATTAAGATGGTTTATAGCCTTTTTAATATCATCTATCTCCTTATCTATTTGGCTTAGGCTATTACTACTCTTTACTCCAGCTCTCAGCAGGTAGCTTACTGCTACTCCACTATTATAGGATAGCTTATAATCCTCTACTACTTTCCTAGCCTCATATCCATAGACTGAGCCTATATAATAATTAGGTATTTTACTCATTTGTTATATCTTTAATTAAATCACTATCTAAATTCTTAAATAATTTCTTATTTTGTTTTCTAATACCTCTCTCTATACCTCGTTCTAATTTAAGGAGTATTATAATAGCTAGAAGTACTAAGGCTGCTAAAATTACTATTAATTCCATTATCATCTATTTTTATATTTAGTTAATTTATCTATTATCTCCTCATCTGTATATACTTTCCTAGCACCTTTATAAGTTTCTGGATTATATAAGTTTTTTACCTCTACTATCTCATCTTTAGAATTAAAGTAAAGTACCCATCCTCTAGGTATTCCAGAGCTATCTACTGCTCCCTCAGTTTTTTCTATCATTTTAATTAAGCTCATAATATTTTATATATAGTTTAGCTATTCCATTAAATACATCAGATAAACAAGCTCCACAGCTAGTACTTAGCTTATACTTTTTTCCAGATACTTTATTCCAGAACGCTACTGCCTCCTCTTTTTGCTGCTTACTAGCTGCTCTACCAGTCTTAATATTATTCCAGATAGTATCTACTTGCTTTATATCTTCTTTGCTTAAATCCATTATTTACTCCATTTATTTTCTGGGCAGTTTTCAGTACTCCACTTAGCTTTAACTTCAATCGGGCATCCACATTTATTACATTCATCATTATCTACATTATAAAAAGGGCAGGCTAAACAAGTAAGCACTCTACTACTATATACCTCCTTAGTACTTTTAATAAAGCCTCCAGCAGCAAACTTAGCAGCAGCTAGAGCAAAATTACTCAGTTTCTTTAATTTCTTTGGCTTTGTCATTTATGTTATCTTTAATATAATCTTTTACTCTCTTAATAGTATTAAATATACTAGAGCGGCTTATCCCAGTTTTATCACTTAAAGTATCTAAAGTATAAGAGCCTTTATAATAGGTTAAAAATAACTCCCTATCATACCAATACAAATCTTTTAAAAGCTCCTCTATAGCATCAAGCCTAATATGAGTAGTACTTCTATCATTATCTCCTGGCTTATTTTCGTAAAAATCTGGAGAGTAGGAGCTGGTACAAGTGCTACCATCTATTAACTCATAGTATTTATTATATTTATAGTAATATCTACTAGTCTTACTCTTTATATTTAAGTTAATAATCCTAATTACATACCATAGCAGCCCATCCTTATTATATATATCCTGGAGAGTTTCCTTAGGCATTTTTAATACTGCCTCCATAGTCATCTGCACTACATCACTAGCCTTATCCTCATCATTACAGATATTAAGAGCAACATCCTTAAATTTAGGATAGCCCTCCTCTAAGGCTTTATATACATCTCCCTTACTCATTAGTAGGCTCTACTATATTAAGGCTCTCTAAACACTTAGAGGCTGCTCTGAGTACCTCTGAGTAATATATATTACATAGCTCAGTATTATCCTTATCTTTTAATCCAGATATAAAACCAGCTACAGCATAAGTTAAGCTAGTAGGTATTACTCTTATCCATTCATAAAAAAATATATCTCTCTCCTCACTAAAGCTATTAGAGTAGTCCATAATTACCAGCATTATCTCCTCCAGTAGCCTAAAATTTTCAGCATTAGGATTTAATTTACTTAAAGCATCATCTATACTCTGATAGTATCTAAGCATAATAACCTTATGCTCAGCAGATACGAAAATAGTATCCTCCTCTAATTTAGAAAGGTAAGTCAGTTTCCTCATTCTTAGTACTTGCATTATTATTATTAGGTTTTACATATACATCTGATAGAGCTGCACTAAAAAACTTACCATTTGCACCCTCTTTAATCCAGAGAGCTATCTGTTGCTCTGTACCATCTTGTAGTAATATCTTACCTTTGTAATCTGGCTGGTTTTCAGCAGTCTTATAATCATTCTTAAAGATACTACCAAATCCAGGCTTTTGCTTAAATTCTGCCATTTTCTTATTTTTTAAATTATTATCTGTACAAATATAACGCTTATCTCTTAATACTAAGCCTAACTTATTAACAAGGATTAACAAGTTATCTCTACTCATCTGTTAATACCATTATGCTACCCTCATTAGCCCAGTACTTTTCAGCACATAGAGAATATACATAGCTATCCTCAATTAATAGAGCATCTAAAAAGGCTTTACATAAATTATCTATATCTGGCTTAGCTTTATGAGGCTTACCTAGCATTAACTCCCTTTTCTTTTTACTCCAGCTTTTAGCCATAGGGATATAAAAGATTAGCCTAACCTTATCTCCTGGAGTATAGCTGAGCCGATTAGCTTGAGTTTTCAGCTCATTACAAAAATCCCAGTATTTAAGTACAATAGGGCGTTTTTTCCATCTATCAGCTCTAGTCATTCTAGGCTTAGGGCAGGGCTTTATATTAAATTCTATTCTCATCTTAAAAAGGTTTAAAATCCTCACTTGTAAAATTAGAGGTAGCTCCTCTAAAGTCTAGCATAGCAGTACCTAAACTACCAGCTCTATTCTTTGCTACTATTACCTCTGTAGTAGTATCATTATTTTTAGCATAATATCCATCTCTGTATATAAAGAGTACTTTATTAGCATCCTGCTCTATAGCTCCACTCTCTCTCAAATCTGATAGCATAGGCCTTTTATTACCTCTATTCTCTACAGCTCTACTTAATTGAGATAGGCAGATAATAGGTATATCTAACTCCTTAGCTAGTGCTTTTAATTGCCTACTAATAAAGCTAATCTGCTGCTCTCTATTTTGCTGCTTATTAGTCTTATCTCCTCCAGATAATAGCTGGATATAATCTATAATAATCATATCTATTTTACTCTTATGGTTTAATTTCTTAGCTACATTCTTTATCCCAAATAGGTTAGAAGTTTCAGCATCTACATTAAGTAAACCAGAGTTTATAATAGCTGAGGTATCTGCATATACTCCCTTATACTCCTCCTCTGTTAGTTTGCCTCTATGTATTCTATCTCCCTCTATTCCAGATAAGTTAGATACTAGCTTTAATCCTAGCTCAGTAGCAGTCATCTCTACAGAGTACATTAGTACCCTCTTATCCTGCTTAACTGCCTCTAGCATAAAGTTAAGAGCTAAGGTAGTCTTACCCATTCCAGGCCTAGCAGCTAGTATTATAAGCTCTCCTTTCCCAAAGCCATTAGTAAGCCTATCTAAATCATTAAATCCAGTAGATATACCAGTACAGCCTCCTTTATTATTACTAGCCTCCTCAATAGCTAAAAAGGTATCTTTAAATAGAGTAGTAGTATTTACTATAGTTTCTTTAGGAGCAGCTCCTACCTTATCTAAGTAGCTACTTACCTCAGCAGTTAAATCAAATATATCTGTATCTAAACTGGCTGCCTTTTGCATTTTAGATATACCAGCTAGCATATCTCTCCTCATCTCTAGCTCCTTTAGTACTCTGCAATAGTCTGGTAGTACTACCTCATCAGCAAACTCTCCAGCTATCTCTGATATATACACTAAATCTACCTTACCTTTAAGCTCAGCAGCTACTAGGCTCATATCTGGTATCCTACTAGCATTATATAACTCTATACAAGTTACATATATTAGTCTATTTTCATTAGTATAAAAACTACTGGGCTGGAGTACTGAGGCTATAGTGTGTATAGCATCTGTAGTATTCATTAAAGCAGAGAGTACCTTACTCTCTATATTCTTATCATTAGGTATATCTATCATATCAATTTATTAATTGTTTTTAAAGGCTTATAAATAATATCATTCTTATTATATGCTCTTTTTTTATTTTTACTATGCTCTTTTTTACTTTGCTCCTGGTATTTATTCCAGCTAACTATCTTAATTTGAGTATGATAGGGAGTACTTTTAGTGCTTATCATCTCTGCTCTTTTTAGCCTCTTAAGTATGCTCCTTATTCTACTCACTTTCATACCAGTACTATCTGCTAAGGTTTGCAAAGATACTAAACACTCTCCAGCTTTTACAGAGCATAGCTTACCTTTATAATTCCAGCTATTTTCTGTATGGTTAGTACGCATTAATAACTCCAGCCATAAATGCATAGCAGCACTATCCTTATATAGTTTAGTATCTTTTAACTTCCTATGGAGCTTAATAAATCCTTTATTATTCATAATTATAATCCACAATATCCACTATCACACTCATTAAAATCATCTTCAAATAATTCTATCTGAGATTTATGAGATATAATTTTATCATAAGTTATATTTTCTCTCCAAGTAGCACCATTAATACTCTCTCTTTCAACTTTAGCAAACCACTCTAATTTATTAGGATGTAATTTAGCCATTTTATTTAATAGTATAGGCTCTTTATGCATACATCCAACACAATTATTCATCCAAGCAAATCTTACGGGTTTATCTTTCCAATACTCTACTATATTATCTTTAAAAATACCATCTGTAATTAAAGGGAATGCAGGTTTTTGCCATTCTACCTCTCCCCATCTATTTCTTTTTCCATTTTTAGTCTTTCCTATAATAGTCTTTAATATACTAACTCCATTTTTATTAGTTTTATCTATCATACTTTTAGCTCTATTTTGCTCATTAGCCCTAAATCCTACTCTCATCTCAAAAATCTCATTAATTTCATTCTTCCACCATTCAAATATAGGCTCTAACTTCATTTCTGTAGTACAAAATCTTCTCATATATGAGGGTAAATAAGTAGTGCCATTCTTTCTCATTATAATTTCATCAAAAGGCTTACCCGTTACCCAATCAATCTTAGAGCCTATATACTGCTCTAAATCTAGCATAGTATGTATAATCATATCATCCTCTAAAGTACCTATAAACTCAGCACCTATCTTATCAGATACTATCTGCCTTAGTTTTTTATCTGGAAATAAGCAGCTCTTATCATTTGTCCTAACTAAAGCAAATACATTATAATCTGCTGGATAGTTTGCAGCTATATAACTAGAGGTTTTACCTCCAGATAAGCTATTTACTGTTATAAGTTTATCCTTCATAACTCCAGCTATTTATATGTTCAACACTAAAGGAGTAGTTAAAGCCCTTAAAAGCCTCTTTAAGAGCCTTAATAGTATTCTCTAGTTGCCTAGTAAATATATGCTCCTCTATATTACCTATCTTAAAGCTAATCATAAATGGGCTATTAGGATTAGATACTATACCATTCTCAGAGAATACCTTTAGCATATTCTCAGAAGTCATAGCCATATTATCTATACCTAAGTAAGCAGATTTAAGATTATCATATAGCTCCTTATATTCCTGCCAGTATTTATAATTTTCTTTATGCTTACTCTCATAGTAGTAAAAGCTAGTCCTATCTCTATTAATATGCTTACTCATATCCTCGTAAGAGTAGCCTAAATCTCTCATTAAAAAATTAGCTGCTACCATTCTACTACTTACTACCTTTCTAAGCCTGGTATTACTATTAATCTGCTCAGAAGATACTCCAGATAATGCAGCAGTTAAATCTGTAATATCTTTAATTATTTTATTATCATTTTTTATCATCTTATTTAGTATTTTCTTTAATCATTCTAGTTAGAGTATCAGACTGCTTTTTAGTCATCTTATAATTATCCATTTTAGCAGCTACTACTGAGCCTTTACCAGTATTAATATACTCTAACATAGAGTTATATATATCAGTAGTCATAGTAGGCTTAGATTTAACTACTGGCTTAACTTCTTTAGGATTAGTAGTACTATCAGCATCCTTAGTATCATCTAGTAAAAAGAGGTTACCTAAAGCATACTTTTTAGCATAAGAGCTACTACTACCAAAACTCTGAGCTATATCCATTCCTTTACGCTCTGGATTAATACCAGCACTAGCCTTAACTGATATACTATCTACTCCATTAGATAAGGTAGCAGTACTCTCTAGTATTAAATAACCTCCTAGCTCTATAGTATTCTCACTAATAGCTAGTATTAGATTATGCTCTTTTAAATGAGGTTTTAGAGCCTCTAGTATATCTTCTGCACTTCTATAGCTATACTTACCAAAATTATTAAATTGTCCTTTAGGAGCTTTTAAACTGCTCTGTATTAACTTTAAAGAGTTATATATATTACTCTTACTCTCATTCTGATAGTTAGCTACTCTATCAGCATCTTTTATAGCTATTTCTTTACTTTTACCCATTTCTTATTTATTTAATTTAATAGAGATAATCTCTTTACCTCCTTTATAGATAGGAGCAGCTATTAGCTCTCCAGTTTCTAAATCTATTACATCTACCTTAAGAGCAGCCTTATGCTTATCCTTAAGAGCCTTTAATTCTATCTCCAGGCTTACTACTTCTGGTATATTAGAGTAGTCATATCTACCAGCACTACTCTTATTAGTTATCTCAGCATCTCCATAAGTAAAGCTCTTACCATACTTAGTAGCCTCATCTATTACTGCCTCAGATATTTTAGCCTTAGCCTGCTTTACTATCTCCTCTAGCTTTTTAAGGCTTACAATAGCCTCTAAAGGGTTTATATCTCCATTATTAACTGAGCTAGTTATATTAGCTACTACCTCATTAACTTTAATTGTTTTAAGTATCTCCATTTTTATTTAATTTTAAAAGGTTTAAAAAGCTCAGAATTTAAATCGTATAAATCTACTGAGTTATGAGTTAAAAAACTTCCTAAATTCATTGCAGCAGATATTTTTAAATCTCCATAAATTATATTAGTAGTTAAATCCTCAATAATTGTATTATAAGTAAATGGATGCTTACTTTTAACCTCCTCTAGCTTAGCTATGTATAAAGGCTTTAATCTTGTAAGTAAACTATCCATTACTCAGCATCTATTTTACTACATTCATAAGAGCAGAAGTAACTATCCTCTCCTACCTCCTCATTACAAGCTCTACAAGTTTCTGGCTGCCTATTGCTATTCATCTCATCATATTGCTCTATAATATACTCCTCTATCTCTCTAAATATATCACTATCATTATTTAGCTCTATACCTAAAGCATCAGCTATCTTATCATATACCTTACTATCGTTAAGTATATTACTTACTATCTCTACTCTACTCATTATCTTAAGTTAAAAATAAATTCTACTAAGGTAAGAGTACCTAGTAGTACATATAAGCAGCTATATAGTGCTGCCATTCCGAATAGTATTTCTAATATCTTTTTCATATTGTTTGTATTGTGAGGGGCTTTTGCGCCCCTCTGATTAATTTAGTAATTTTGAGTGCTTGAGTTTCTTACTCTTATTGTTGAGAGTTTGTATTCGTTTTTTCTTTGTATCTCTGCTTTTGCACCATAGTAAGCAATTGTCTTTCTTTGTCCTTCAATCTCTACATCATTAATAATTCTGTCTAGAACAAAATCGCTCCTAAAATCTTCTTTTTGTGTGTGTGTGTTCATCTTAACATCTTCAGAGGTAATTCTAAATCCATCCTCGCATTTATCAGTAAATAATGCCTCAAATTCCATTCTTAATTTTAACATCTTAACTGAGTTACATTTAGTAGTGTATGATGTTTTTGAGCCATTGTTTAAGTAGTTATGTACTTTATCTAATATAGCCTCTATCTCTTTTGATGTTTTAGTTCCGTATTTATCTGTGTAAATTTTCATAATTTCTTTATTTTTGATGGTACAAAGATACAATACTTTTTATAACTACCAAAAGATATTGACATTATTTTAATAAAAATGCAAAGTTTTTTTATTTACTAGATAGGGAGCATAAAAAAAGAGCCTATTATAGCTCTTTAATTTTGGTATATGTTAGTATTAAAAATATCTAAAAGCCTCTTAAAAGCTCTTAAAATAAGTTTACTAGAGAGTCATAGGCTCTAAAATCGGTAAATTTCCATTATCCAGGATAACTCCTACTGCTACTATAGGCTTTTTAGTAAAATTCTTAGCATAGTTAGCAGCATAGCTATTACTATCAAAAGCAGCACCTAGCTGCATACTCCATAAGAGGCTATCTTTATTAGCATGATATATTATACTAGTTTCAGTATGTATATGCCCCTGCACTATTTTAGTATTCCAGTTAATAGCTCTATTTATAGCCCCATTACGCCCAGAGCTACCCGTACCATGTATATACTTTACTCCATCTATCTCAAAACTATCAGCCCATATCCAGCCTGGAGTACCTAAAACATCATTAAAATCCTTAAGCCATTTCTGAGATAATCCAGAGGCTACTAATTTACGGCTTATTATAGCATCATGGTTACCTATACATACAGTAGCTACTGGCCACTCTTCCCAGAATGGTTTAATTTGCTCTATAGCCATAGCCAGCTCATCT